CTGCTTGGCCTATTGTATCCTGCATCTCCTGTTGCCTAAACTTATATGACTTAGACTCAGGGTTATTGTAAGCTTCCCATGGGTCAAAATCATCAGGAGTTATCTCAATTCTCTGTTCTTGCTGAACTTGTTGCTGTTGACCAGAAATATATTCAGCAGCTTGAGTTAACTGAGCTTTCAACTTGTCATTTTCAGAAGAAAGCTTATCTTTCTCTGATTGAAAATATTTAGCTGATTCTTCCCAATTTACTTGACTTTGGTTATCTTCTTCCGAAGCTATTAAGTCTTGACCACTATCTTGTGATTGACCATCAATTACTTCATTAATCACGTTATCTTCCATGACTATTTCTCCTTACTTTGTTTGCGATTTCTTGAATCTTTCTGAGTCTGACTACGAATCCTAGACGCATTTGCTAGTCGTAATTTCTCTGATTCAAGCTTAACCGAACTGCTAAGTTTGTCCACTTGGCCCCTTGCATCAGCCTTTGCATCCAATTCAACTTTCTTGAGATTTCCTTTTACTTTCTCAATTTCAGCCTTTTGTTTTGCATGCATTGTTTCTCTTTGTGCTGTTTGCAAGTCACCAGATAAATCTTTAATTTGTTTCTGTGCTTGTTCAAGTTGCTGGCGAAGTTTAGTATTTTCGTCAACACGCTTTAATACGCCTTCTTTATCAAATATTTCTGTTTTCTTTAAGGCTTCTACTCTATCTATTAAGCCCATTTGGTAAGCTTCCATATAAACTTGCCATTCTCCCCACTTGTTAGATGGCATGGTAGAATTACCTACAATTTTAACATCGTATTGCCCTATAGTAATATCATTCTCTATAGTCTGCAATTCTTGCGTTTTATCATCGTACATACGCATATTAATCATATATTCAGTTAAATCATTATTTGGCTGAACAACTGAAAATTTCTTTTGGTAATCATAATGCTTTTTACTTAAATTATATATTACTTGCCCTAACCTACGTAAACTACCCTCAATATCTCTTAATTTACTCTTACTGCGTCTTTGACCAAAATCTTCCATTTGCATAGTAGCAGATGCAGTTGCAGGTGCAGCATCAGGATTTCCTTGTTGCATTTCAAATATACCCATATTTAAATCAATATGACTTTGAATTAATTGAGGTAATTGTAAAATTGAACCAGATAACGGTTGCGGAGAAGGAAAATGAGGTTCACCGAAAGATGCATCGTATTCGAGGGTTGCTGTAGGATTAGCCCAGTCTCTTTCTAGTTGTTCAATATCTACGACTGAACCTTGAGGAATTAGAAGTTTAAGGCCTGCTGAAGCCTGTGCATGTGCTGTAATGAGAGATAGCAACTTATTAATGAACCTCTGTAAATCTTTTCCTTTTCTGACATCACTCATCGGGTAAGGAGTGTTAGTCCATATATTTGGCACTGGTACAACTGGGTATCTATCAGTATTTAAAATTTCTTCGTATAAGACTATTTGGCCAACTGTGCAAGTAATTTTTATCCTAGTTTGCACAACTTCAGCATAATCAATCCTATTTGCATCAAAAAGCATCTTACCTTCAGGTGATTGTATGAATTCTTGAAAGTTCTGCTCATCTAGTATCTTTTCTTGCCCAGTCTTAATATCAAGCAATCTATAGAACGGAACTTTAACCTTGGTAAAATATTCAACTACTCTAAATTTGTCAACCCTGTCCCAATCTAAATCTTTAACTACATCTGGTGTAAACCCTTGTCCTTTATCTTTTTGGGTAGAATTTGGGTAATCTTCGTCATCAAGATAGCTACCTTCTATCATATCTATCATAGGTTCGCCATCTTCAGTAGATGCCTCAGCTAATTGAGGGTATAAGTTTAATAATTGACTACGAGTAAGTATAGTAGAGAGACATATACCTGCAGCATCATCAAACCACTTGTTTCTAGCATTAGGGTCTACATATACACGAAACGGATTAATATAAGAAAACTTTACTTCACCTCTACCATAATCAGCTTCTTTGTCTATATATGCATAAAAATACCCTAATCCAGTAACTGCGTAATCATGAACGACTTGTTTGAATACTTCGTTACCATCAGAGATATCCCATATGTATTCAAGTATTGTCTTCCAGACGTTAGCAAGTTTAGTATCAGAGTCCTCTCGTGCTATTGCAGAGAATTTAGGTGGTTTAGATGTAATAATAGCTTTAAACTGTTCAATAGCAGAATAAAGCCTATCTATTGTTAAGCTGGATTGATTCCTTTCTTCTAGCTGGTCAGTCTCATCAGAACTAAAATGATTGCCAAGATAGAAATCAATATCCTCTCTTGCCTGCGTGTCCCAACTAGACCTAGCATCCTTCCATCTACGCCAGATTTCCTTAACCTCTGTAGCTCTTGTATCTTCAGGTAGTTTTGCCATTGTAGTTAATATACTGGTAAATTAATAAAATATGCAACTTTTTTTATGTTCTAGCTCCAGTCATCCAATTATAACGCTTTACCATGCTCCTTTTAGCTCTTTCCAGACCCTTTTTAAACTGCTTTACAATCCTACCACGAGTATATTGACACGCTAGCCAGAATGCGTCAATAGTATCATCATGAGAACCTTTAGGGAAATCCAGTAATTCGCCTATAAATTCATGCTGCGTCTTTTTTAAGTGAACTGCACCTTGTCTAAACATTGGTTGTAATCCTTCAAATAGTCTATCTTTCTTCTTTTGGTTACCATAATTCTTTATTCCTTGCTCAACTCCAGGTAAGAATACACCTTCCTTCTTACTGCGTCTCTGGATGTAATCTCTTAACATCTCTTGGTAAGTAATTGTTTCTATATTTATACGTCTAATTGGTTCATATTGTTTTGCAATGCTAAATACCTTCTCTGCACATTCCATTGGTAGCACTCTTTCTCGCCAATAGTCAATAACATAGTAATCATGCTCATCAGTAACGCCAATAACCATAATAACACTAAAGTCAGCCCTATCAGCAATGCTTGAAGCAGGGTCAACACCGATGAAAATATTAATGTAAGGCTTTGAACCATCCTCAAGTTTAATATACCAAGAACCATATTCTTCATCATATCTTGCCTCTCCTTCGTAAAATCCCTTATTTATGTCATCTTCTGTAAATATTTGGTCATCAGGGCTTCTAGCTTGATTCATATACTCCTGATAGAATTTGCTAGGAGTTCCTGAATCTATATAAAATTGTTTACGTTTCTCTAATTTCTCTACTGACCACCTAGATTCCCATATTGGTTTACCATCTTCTAAAGCTTTATACGTGATAACCTTCCATGCAAAGCTAGTATCATGCTTTTTAGCATCTCTATGAGACGAGACAATATTGTTAAGAAAACTGTCCCAATGAACAATAGTGCCATTACACCATAGAAAACCACCTTTATCAAAATCAATAGCAGGGTATACTGCAGCAGTAACCCAATTTTTAATGGCAAACCTAGATTCAGCAGTTTTCGTATTCCCTTCAGATTCAAAGTCATCTAATATAATTCCTGTGTAACGTGTTGATAATTCCTTTTTACCTCTCAAACGCTGAGAAGTTCCCTTTGCTATCATACGACAGCCATTTGCTAACGTAAAATCTGTCTTTGTCCACTTTTTTCCTTGCAAATCACCAAAATAATATTGTATAGCAGGGTTCATCTCTATATGATTCTGTACCCATCTAGTGTTATCTATTGCTTGGTCTTGTGCTTCACCTACCCAACAGACGAATTCTGGCCTTTCTTTCGTTGCAAATAGGAATTTATGTAAAACTGAGGTTGCAGCTAGAGTAGACTTGGCATGGTCACGAGGTAAAACTAGTGCTAATTGCTGAATTTCCCTATTCAGCATATATTCGCCTACTTCTTTATGAAATGGTGGGGAAGATGTAGCTAAATAGTCTTGCGGAGAGAATAATTGCCCAAAAGTAATTAAATCTTTAAAGGCTAACTGTAATATTTCCTCTTTTTTGGAAACATCACCATGCATATTTAGGTTAGCCACTTAAGATTGGCCCTGATTAGGAATAGATGACAATAAAACTATAATATTATCATCGTCATCAAATTCTGTCTTACAAAAAGGGCAAAGCCAACCTATTATTTTATCTTTCGCATCCAAGATAGCAGCCCTTTTAGACGAGATTTCGTCAAAGTATAGCTCTGAACCACATACTTCGCAAGGGTCTTCAACATTACCCTTGTCCTCCGTTAGCAGTTTTTGGTAACTTTCGTTTAGATTCAGCAATAACCTCTGTTTTTCCATTTTTTATAGCCTCCAATTGTTTATCCGTAAAACCAGCGAACACAGTTAACTGTTCCGTTTGCGTTTCTTGTTCAAATAACCCAGACATCTTAGCTAAACTCTCTAAAGCACGTAATTTGTCTGTGTCTCTCTCAGATAAATCTGAAACTAGTTTAAATGTACGAATAATGTAATTAGGAGTTACACCTTCCTCATCTAGTATTTTTCTAACTTCTTCGTTAATCATACTCTGAATCCTTTCAGTTTTAAGTAAACTCTGTGAACGCTTGTTAGCATACTCAGGGTTTTCCGTTTTATATGCATTCAAGTAAGCAGTAACAACATTATCGCCTTTTGCTATATACCTTGCGAATAATAATTCACGAGAAGTAACATCTTTACGCTCTTTAAAGTTCTTATAGCAGTTACTCTTAGAAAAAGAGTAAATATTC